ATGCGTAGTTGTCTACGCTCCGGGTTCACAGCCCTTTCTGTGACGCGGTCGTGTGGCTACTCACTAGTCCTGAGTGCGCCGATCGTCTATTCCGATTGGAATATATGACTCGTACGCGCTCGACTAGCCATGTGGCTGGTTATATCATACCGCGAAAGTACTCGTGTTCTAGTACCAACGCGAGCGCGAAACCTCCCTTAGCACCCGACACCACTGGTGACGGTTACTTCGGTATAGTTCCGCTGCCCGCTAGCGCTGTTACTCAGGAAACAACTGATGTTGTTATTCCCCAGTTTGAGCGCAAGCGTGCGTCTGGTCAGTGTTTCTTCAATCCGCTGACTTCTGTCAGCACTGAAGAGACGGTCACCTGTAAAGGCGCCCACGAGTGGTACTCTCATGTAGTCGGTTATGGGGGCACATACTACTACCATTACCGGTGCGAATTCGCACCGCGTATTGTTGGTGTGTATTTTGGCTCCTACACCCTGCCTACTGTTAGTACCCTCTCTGACGGTACAATCGATAGCTGTCTCACTAACGCCATATCTCAAACATCGGTCAACAGCGCTAATGCGCTGGAGACCTTCGCCGAGCTTGGCGAGACTGTCGAGACTCTCCGCTCTGTTCTCATGAAAGCCTATCGGCTTTGTAGGAACTTTCGGAAGCTCGCGTTACAGTCTTCACAGCTCTGTGACGATGCGCTTACTAAAGCCTTTGCAGGTAATAGTAGCACACTGTCAAGAGCTGTTCGGGATTCCTGGCTTGAGCTTCGCTATGGCATCAGACCGTTAGTGTATGACGTCCAAAATTGGACTGATGCACTGACTAAGTCGATGACCACAACGAGGTTCAGAGGAACCTCTTCAGCAAGTTCTGAGGGTAGCCCCATCGTGACTGCGGGTACGGTGACTGAAGGTACTGGTGTTTTCAACACCGTTACCACCACGTCATCGTGGACCGAATGCCACGCTGGTTGTCTAGCTCAGCTAGACTTATCTACCGTCAATAACTTATCCTCTCGTTTAGGCGCTAACCGCATCTTGCAGACGGCTTGGGAACTTGTTCCCTATTCGTTTGTGATCGATTGGTTCCTAAATATCGGGAAGACTATCGATTCGTGGATTCCCCAGCCAGGGGTAACCACACTCGGAACATGGAGGACCCTTGTTACTCACCAGAGCTACGAGATGAAAACCGTTGGTTTCCAGCCCGGTAGCAATGTTGATTCCTTGGTCTCTTCCATCTCCGTCTCGCACAATGTTACGAAACGTACCATTGTCCGAGTTGGCAACCCAGCAACTCCGGTGCTACCCAGCCTCAGCGTGAGGCTTAGCACCTTAAAGATTGCTGACTTGCTCGGCCTGCTCAGCCAAATACGCAATTGAGCACTAGCATGCAGTTAGCATGTAGCCTACAACAGCATAAATAATGCAAGCAGACACGATAACGCTAGCAGTTGATACTGCTAACACCGGCTCGACGACGTCAACGGCCTTTAGCCGCTACGCTGAAGAGCTCAACAAGACGACCTATATTGGCGCCTCGCATGTACCAAACAGTACAGTCGATACGCTAGTCTTTGGCCGCTCTTTGCCGACGAAGAACGGAACTTTCCTTGGGACTGGGAAGTCTCAAGCCAAGTTCACGCGAACGATGTCGGTTGCCGCCAGTGATGGTACGACACTAAAAGTGCCGCTCATCATTGACGTCAACTTCTCCGTCCCTGTGGGGACGACCTCTGCCGAACTTGTCAAACTTCGGCAGACGGCGATCGCCCTCCTTGACAATGATACAATAATGAATCTCCTGAATGTCACCTTGGCCGTCTAACGGCGTCCAGTGATATTAGGGAGTCTATGGAGATGAACCTATGTTCAAGTCCAAGAAGAAACTCTGGGCTGCAATTGCAGCCCTTGCGACCCTCGCCGGAACGATCGCTGTCAATAAGACAGCAATCCCTTCCGCAGTCGAAGGTTTTGTTTCTGCAGTCACTGAAGTCTTCTGAGCAATCGCGCAGAAGAGATATCAGTGTAGCCGTCCGGTTGTATGTGAGCTCGCGCACACCTGTAAAGGTGTTGCACCTGCACATTTGCGACCATGACCTCGAGGAAATCCGCGAGGCCGCACAAGCGCTCGCATTTGATGGGTACGATGTCATTGACATGGTACGGATCTTATGTGACTACTTGTATGGTGACGGACAAACCCTGGTTGTCTTTGACAACCAACTGTAGTACAAGCTTCTGTTGTATCATTATGAATCCTACGCAAAATGCGTTTAGAATTCGGCCTGCGGCGGATTATCCGCTTAAGGTCCTTCGGCTTTTGGCCGAAGATTGTGCCAAGGCGACATCCGGGCACCTGGACTTCCGCAATGAGATCGGTGGTATTACCACCCTCCCAGAGTGGGAAGCCTGGGCAACGGAGCATAAGCCCCCACAGTGTATGTGGTCTAGCGGAGAGGTCCCACCCGACGAAGTCGCGTGGGAATACCTCCTATCGTCTGTCCTGAAGAGATTGACTAGTAGCGGTTATACCGACCCAGCTGCTCGCAGGGAAAGATCTATCGCCGAGTTTTCTCGGTGTGAAATCGCCTGTCACAGATGGAACGGACGCGGGTACCGTAAGGTGCTCGCGGTTAACAGCTACGCAGATGAACAAGCCTCCGAGGTTTTTGACCTTATGAGACTCTACATTAATGAGGTGATGGGCGCAAGTCCACCACTCTCTAGTCATCTCTTCTGTTTTGGCCGGCATGGTCCTGGATCTAACAGCCAATCGTGCAATTATCCGGTCACCTCGAGTTACTATAAGTATCTCCAGTGGCCCTATGACTGCACTTCTGCCTGCTATGATCATGCACGTGACGCGATTGTCGCGGACCCACGCTGGTACGGTTCTTTAGAAGATTCTTACCGAGCTGCACATCGTGTAGCTAAGTGGGATCTTCTTGACCAAAAGAAATTTTGGTCTACCGTCCTGCGCGTCCACGAATATTCGCGTGTCGTTGTTGTCCCCAAAACTTGGAAGATAGATCGCGTTATCGCGATCGAACCGACGATGAACGTCTATTGTCAGTTGGCCGTTGATGCCTACCTGAAGAAGCGTTTAGCCTCTTTCGGGCATAGCATCTCTGACCCGACCTGTAATAGGCGTTTAGCGCAGATGGGATCTATCGATGGTACGTTTTGTACCATAGATCTCTCATCTGCCTCGGATCTTCTAAGTCTTAGAGTCGCGCAGCTTTTCCTGCCTCGGCCGTGGTACGACCTTCTTACTCAGTTATCCGCGAGGATGACTGTCTACGATGGTCGCGTTCACCGGCTAGGCAAGTTGGCCACGATGGGTTGCGGATTCACCTTTGCGGTTGAATCCCTGATCTTCTTGGCTGTTGCTGCCTCCGTCTACCATAGAAATTATCATACCTGGCCGAATAACTCACAGGTTGCAGTTTTCGGTGACGACATTGTCGTCCCGAATCACCTCTTTGCAGAGGTTACTGTTATCCTTGAATCACTCGGCTTTCGTGTGAACTCGACGAAATCCTTCTTTACAGATAGATTCCGCGAATCATGCGGGTGTGACTTCATCCATGGTTGGGATATCAGACCAGTGTTTCTTAACACTGTACCATCAACCATACCAGAGTTGTTAGATTTCAGGAACCGCTATATGCGGTGGCTGAATCTACACTCTTTACTCGATCCTAAAGATTCGAGCCTCCTGGCAACCCTTGATTCATGGTTGCCCAGCTGGTTCGATCTCACTGGTCCGTGTTCGGATGACGATTTCTCGTCGTACAAACACGACTACCATGCGAGTTTAGGGCCCGTCCGTAGCATCTACGTGAAGGGTGTTTCGGTGACTGAGCAACGCTCAGCCCCCCGAAACCTCGAGTTTGGCAAGTTGATGGACGGACTTACACCAAAGGGTGATGAGCCCGTATCTGGACACAGCTTTGAAATACCTACAAAACGTAGGCACTTCAAGGTTTCACGTCG